CCTGTTGCAGAAAAGTTTGTGGGAGAGGCTCCAATGAATGTTAGACTCTCTATTGTTATGTAACCAAGAGCTTCTACTGAACCATCAAGGTCTCCTTCCATATCCATTATGATCATGGAATTTGTGCCGCCGGATATGTGAGATATACCAACTCCTTCCCCGGATACAGATATACGCCTCTGGTCAGTTACTGGAGTTGCTTCCCAAGGAGTAGGTATAAGAAGTCCTGTAAGCACTAAGCAGTTACCTGCAGGGAATATTACTTTACCTCCTGTAGTTTGTCTACTATATAGTGCAGACTGAGCTGCAGCATAGTCATCAGTGACTCCATCTACTAAAGCGCCCCACTTCTTGATAGAAGTTATACCTTGAACATCAAACTGCCTACCTAAAGAGTCATAGAAGTACCCATCAGTGTACCTACCAGCTCCTGCTCTAGCTCCTGTAGTCACCCCAGTAAATTTAAATTCAGCGCCTGAGTTAGCTATCATATTCAGATCATAATATGTGGCGCGAATAACGTATCCGACAGCAATACTAGCTTCTGCAAAAGAAGCAATCTGAGTAGAGTAAGGAAGGTAGCTAGTATCAGCGGGCAACTCAGTAGGATAAGAGGCTATTCCTGTCATACCTACAGCTACTACTACATCAGTGATTACAGCGGCTGGAACTAGTAGGAAGGAAGTAGGTGTCTGCTCTACCCACTGAGTTCCTTTAGTGAGAAGCAGCCCATTCTTATACACAAGAAGTGCATTCGTACTCATTACATAGGAGAATGTAAGAAGATTGAATGTAACCTGCGTAGCAGCAGTAACAGTAAAGGGTTCGGTAGCTATCCTATCAGTAGCATCATAAGCTACGTTCTCTTTAGGACTCCATAGGTTTGCACTTTGATTAGTCATAATGTATTAGTCTCAGGGTATCTTAGAAGTTAGGTATGTCAGAAGCGGAGCGATTTATTTCGACAAATTTATTCTTAGCTCTGGCTACAAATGTAATGCTAACACTAAACCCGTCAGCAGGCTTAGTGTCTGCATCAAAGGATACTAGAGTCTTAGGATTCCATACTTGTGCTGCTTTATTTGCTAATAGATATGTCATATGATTCTCTCTATGATCTTGCGATCTTATGATCCTACATCAGCTAAAGCTGAGGTTCTAAGTATATTGAATTCGTCACCAGCTAGTTCTCTCATGCCTCTAGATTCTTCCATCTGGCCCGCAGATTTGAATATCACATTAGCTGCTTCGTAAACTATAGCATAAGGAAAGAGGATAGCTACCCAAGAACTGTACTCTGCTTCCACTACTATAGGATTGACATAGCAACCTAAGAGAGCGTACTGGAAAGCTGTGCCCGACTTTATTTCTAAGGCTCTGCCTGCAACATAAGCTACATTTACTTTGTTTTCTCCGTACTCATTAAGAAGCTCTTCAGGAGTTAATATATCAAAAAACGGGCCCGTAGCATCTCCAGTAACAGGACTGCTAGCTAATCTTACATACTTGAATGCTCTAAAGTTCGGTATTAGGTTTATATAATCTAAGGTCTGATTGTACTCAGATGAGTTAAAGCTAATGCCAGTCTCGTAGATATCTTTCGAAAAGAAATCAACTCGATGAGCTTTCAAAGTAGCAGCCTTAACAGCGGACTTAGTACGATCTACTAAATCTCTCCTGTTAGTTAATAAGTATACTTCTTCTAAAAGCTCATCGAATGTCATATCAGTTACTTCCTATAAATGAGGTGGATACTTACGCTGCAGTGCCGCCAGTTGTTACGATACCAGAGCTTACAGGAGACTGAATTACTGGAGTTTCACCTGCTACTTCTAAGATATCAGCCATAGCTTCATCATACATGCGCTTCTTAAGTCCAGCCATTGGGTCAGCTTCTGCAGAAGACATAGCCTCACCTTTAAATATTACATTAAGTCCAGCCTCAATCTCAGCGTCAAGATAATCAATTATCTCTTGATTGTCAGTGATGAACTTGTGCTGAACAAAGGCTACATTAACGCCAGTCTTTGTCATTAGCCTAGTTTCTGCGCGTGCTGAGTGATACTGACTAAACAGCTTCTCTACAGCATCAGCTGCGGCAGTCTTAGCAGCCTCATTAGCCTGAATCTTAGCAGCAAGATCAGTCATTCCGGGTATTGCTACTTTCTTTACATCTACCATATTAGTTTCTCTCTATTAGTATTTCTAGTGAATTTAGCGGGTACTTACACGGAAAAAGGGTAGCAGCTAACTAAGCCTACTACCCGCACCCACTATCACTTCGAGAGAAGTAATTAGGTTACTGCATCAAGATATTACCCAGCGGCTGCTGCAGTAAGGTTCCTGATTACAGCGTTAGCTGGAGGATTGTGAACCTCAGTTGTTACTTCAGTAGTAAGAGTACCACCGATAGCATCAATGCCGTCATCAGAAGCAACACCAGAAGTGTTGAATTCCTTAGACTGAGTCTTACGACCCTTAAGATAAGCGAGGTTGAAAGTAGGAAGATCTACTGCCATAGCCATCTTAGCCCAATCAGTGTTACTATTGAACAAAGGATGCTCAATCAAACGGAACTTACCACGAGAAGTAGTAAGAGTAGAGAACTGAAGACCGAAGTTAGTCTGTCCGTCCATTAGCTGGTAAGTGCCATTAAGCCTACCAATGTTGTTAAGCACTCGCTTAGCAGCACCACCTACGAAGAGTACTCGCTCATTAGCACCTTTAGGATCAGTTGCTTGATCGAATACTGGATCTAAGAAACCTTCCAACTGAGTCCAGTTAGTAGTAGAGCCAGCTGTGAAGCTGTTAGTAGAGCCACCGTAAGAAGCTGGGTAGTAACTAGCATTCTCAATGATAGAGAGAAGGCCATCAGAAGTTCTGAAAGGCTTACCGTTACGAGTACTAGAAGACTTCTGTCCGAAGATAGTAGCTTTCTCAATGTCAGCGGCATGAAAAGCAGCACAGTCAGTTCTGTTCTCAGCCTCAGTAGAGTCACCAGCAATAACTTCAGTAGCCTGAGCAGTACCAGAAAGCGCCCAAGTATTACGGAAGATTTGAGTTAGGTTAGTAACTCGTACTGGTACAATGTTATTAGCAAGAGGGCGAACACTAGCTTCTTCGAAAGCGTTACCAACTTGATACATCATATCATTATCAAGAATAGCTGCAGCTGCTACGCTACCAACACTACGAGTAACAACGATGACAGTAGTAGAAGTTACAGAGTCAATGAGAATGTTCTCACCAGTTCGCTCTACACGGAGAATCATGCCAGGAAGCATGTTAGTAACAGCGTCTACAGTGAAGGTTACAGCACCTGCTGTATAGCCAGAACCATTATTAATGGTAGCTTCAGGAAATGCCATAGTCTTAGTAAAGAAGCCATGCTCTACCTGAGCAGCAGTCTTATCTGAGAGCATGGAAGTAAGAGCAAAAAGTGGCGCTGTACCGTTAGGCATTAGGCGTGTGATCATCTGTGCAAATGACAGTGCTGCTAAGTCAGTTACAAAATCACTTGTATCAAATATACCGGTCATATTAGTTCCTTTTAGAGCTTAGCCCTAAATAAATGTAAAAAGAGTGTATTACTATTAGAGCTAAACTCAGAGGATGCTAGGAGAGGTTACGATAGATAGTTACTAAAGTCCTGCTCTCCATTAGGTAATGCTGGCTTAGGAGCTGGAGGATTGAATGCCTCTCCCATAGCTACTACATAGTCTGTTAGTTTAGCGTTTATCTCTGCTGGCGTTGCATTGGGGTTGTGTGCTAAGAACTGCTCGCGAACCCCATCTATGATAGGCTTAACGGCTGGATTGAGTAAAGCTGGGTGAGTAGCGCTGAGTTGATTGGCAGAGTCAGTAGCCCTAATAAGTTCAGGCATATTAGCTCTTTCTGCGGCCATGTATCTTTTGATTGTCTCATCAGCAAGTTTGTTACCTACTAATGTAGCTTGGGTTAGCACCTGTCTTGAACTGTTATTCATAGCTTGCAGAAAGGCTGCTGAAGCTTCTGGTCCGCCTGCACTAATAGCTTCTAATATTTCTGGTGTGATACCATCTGTGAAAGAAGTGTTAGCTACTTGTGCTGCTACCTGCTCTTGGGTTAGATTTATTGAAGTAGGTAAAGCCTCAGGTGCGTTGGGATCAATAGTAGGAGTTTCCCACAAAGAGCTGTATTGATCCAGCGGGGAAACATTAGTTTTCCCTACAGCAGGTGCTACAGGAACAACTCCTGGGTTAGCTCCGTCAATAGCAGCAGGAGTAGGAATGTTTCCAGGAGTAGCTGCTACAGGAGTTGTAGTTACTACAGTTGGAGCAGGTGTACCGAAGATGTTGTGCATTATATCGCCAAAAGCCATGTGATTCTCTCTATTAGTTTAGTGTGATTAAAGTGGTGGAACTGAGTGGTGTGATTATATATCTAATACTTCTACTGGATTATCTCTAAGACTAGAGCTAGTTTCTGAGCAAGCTATGATATGTGCTAAGATATCTAACTGCCCTCTCCAAAATGCTTCTTGTACAGCATAGTCTGTTAGGTTAGTGGGATCCATAGTAAGAGCTAACTTACTTTCAGCTCCTGTGGATAGGAGGTTCTGTATACACTGGAGTTGAAGAGTAGTGAGAATAGTTCCCTCTAACTCCTCCTCCGGCGTCAGTTCCCATGTAGTAAAGGTGTTACTTATAAGTCTTGCCATGATTAGTTACTTCTCTCGAGTTGGTAGGAGTGGTATCCTATGCTATGGGTTGAGTTGCTTGTTGTGGGTCTTGCTGTTGATCACCTCCAGGAGGTTGTGGATTGTTCTTAGCTGGATCATATCCAAACTGCTCAGGTAAAGGTTGCTCTCCTAAACCTAATACCTTAGGATCTATCTGCTTCTCTATAGCTAGTTGCATCATACCTTGCCAAGAGCCAAGAGCCTGCTCATATGCGGTCTGCTCAGGAGACTTCTCAAAGGCGCTTAGATCTGCTCCTTGCGTCTTGAAAAGATAGGATATCATGGGGCCCAGATTATAGGATCCAGCGACCTCTGGAGAAGAGCCTATTACTTGTACAGCAGATGCAAATGCTTCTGATTTAAGGAGCTTAGATGCAGGTGTCAATCCATCAGTTAGCTTAAAGCTCATAACAGCCTTACGGAGAGCTACTGGATCAATCTCTATCTGCTTCTGTTCCTCCTTATTGTATATAGTAGTGCCACCCTGATACTGGAGTATATTAAGTTTCAATATCTCTTTCATAGGAGTGAATATCTGAGACTCATAGAGAAGAGAAGTCATCTGATCTCTACCATTAGAGTTATCCATCACATCATCAAACTGACTGTTAGTCTTATTACCTTTAATGAACTGACCTTGATTGACGGCGTTCTGACCAACTAATTGATTACCCATCTGAATGATAGCTTGTATCTGCTGCATGTTAGTGCTAGATTGATCATCTCTATAAGGGAATGGATAGACAGCTCGTTTGATATCAGAGCCATAAGCAGCAGGTCTTACAGGAACTTTAGCTGAAGGATTGTCATTGTTAATGTGAGCTGATAGGATGCGGCTAGGATCAAACAGTACTTTATCACTAATAGCTTTCCTTCT